GCCGCAGCTCGGATATGCGGTGCCGCGGCGGGCGACGGAACTGCTGGGGCTGAGCTTGCCGGGGGTGGCGTGATGGTGTGGGCGTCACGCATGCCGGACGTGCTGACCCGCCTCGTGGAGATGGCGAAGGCCGCGCCTGAGCTTGACGGCGTGACGGTGCGGGACGGGCCGGCACTGCGGCAGGACACAGACCTGCGGGTGCTGTACATCGGATGGGGTGGCGGCACGGAGGACACCGACGTCGATGTGCAGATCGGCGAGAACGACTTGGCGGGGTCGCCGTCCCGGGAGACGGCGACGATCCGGTGTACGGCGTGGGCGATGACGGGGGACACGGACATCCCGGCGGCCCGGGGTCTGGCCTACGCGATCGTGTCTGGGCTGGGTGCGGCGATCGACCGCGACCGGCGCCTCGGCGGCACGGTGATGCGCGCCATGATCGGCAACCACACCCTGACGCAACAGCAGACAGGCCGGGGAGCGCAGGCGGCGATCGGCTTCGACGTCCTCACGGACGGCTTCACCGGCCGCTGATCAGTCTTCGACGGTTCCGCCGAGTACCTGTGCGATGCGGGGCGCCATCTTCTTGCTGAGCGCGAGGGCGTCGGGCGTGCTGGTGGTGAGGCTGACGGCCCACGTGTCGCCGACGACGGCGACGCCACCCATGCCCTTGGAGAGCGGCACCCAGGCGGCGAGGTGGTCTTGGGTGTCGAACATGTCGATACCGGAGTCGCCGGGTGCGGGTCCGGTCTTCTCGGTGATCGTGAAGTCGTAGGCGGTCATGCCTTTGACGACGGTGGTGTCGTTCTTGTGGAGCATCGACACGACGAACCCGGCGCCTTCGAGCTTGTCGGCGATGGCCTGGGCGCTGGCGTAGTGGGCGCCGCTGGTCTTCGCGTCGGCTGCGGTGCTGGCAGTGGGTGCAGCCGTGGCGGCGACCGTCTTGGTGACGGTGTGGGTCTTCTCGGGACCGATGAGTGCCCAGCCGGCGGCGCCGATGACGAGTCCTGCGATGCCGGTGGCGGCTGTGATGGCGTGCCGGTGCATGTGCCCCCCTGAGGTGCTTTGTGCGGTGCGCCGCACTTTCTCATGTCTGCCGCGGTGGCGCGGTGGCTTCTTCCTAATCGTGAGGTGGTGGGGCCGGTGGCTGCCCTGAGTGCGAATGTGGTCCCGCTGACGGGGCTGCAACTGGACGGCGCGCTGTCCGCCGCGTCGGGCGGCGGCGACGACGCCCCAACGGGTGCGGGCGTGCTGCTGGTGGTGAAGAACGGCGACTCCGGGTCCCACGTGGTGACGCTGGTGACGCCGGGCACGGTGAACGGCCTGGCCATCGCGGACCGGGCGGTGACGGTGGCCGCGGGCAAGACCGAGCTGATCCCACTCGGGGGCGACTACCGGAACCCGAGCACGGGCCGGGCGTCGATCACTTACGACGGCGTCACCTCGGTCAGCGTGGGTGTGGTGCGGGTGAGCACGTCATGACCTGGATCAAGCACCCGGACCTGCCGGGGCAGCCCGTGGAGGTGCCGGACCTGGCTGTGCCGCACTACCGGGCGGCCGGCTGGGAGATCACCGAGGCGCCCCCGAAGCCCAAGAAGCTCGCGGCCAAAAGCGCTGCGGCCGACGACAAGTTGGAGGCATCCGAGCCTTCCTCCGGGGCGCCGCAGAGCGCTCCGTCTGCCGACGGCGAATCGGCGGACGACAAGACCGACACGGAGACCGAGTCGCCGAGGACGCGGCGCCGGACCACGAAGGAGGACTGATCATGGCCGCGACTCCGATCACAGCGTCGGACAGGTACTACGTCCAGGGCGTCAGCAAGGTCATCTGGTGCCCGACGATCTCGAACCCGGCGAGCCCGACCCGCAGCGAGATCAACGCGGGCACGGACCTCAGCAACGAGGTCGCCGCGGCGGGTGGCTGGCAGGTCACCGGCAACACCGAGGACACGCCGGCGCTCGGCTCCGTCTTCATCGGCAAGGTGCCGTCGACCACGACCGCGGACGAGTCCACGCTGACCATGTACGCGGACAGCACCTCGACGGACGTGCGGACGCTCCTCAGTCGCGGCTCCAGCGGCTACGTGATCTGGATGGACGAGGGCGACGTGGTGGACCACCTCATGGACGTGTTCCCGGTGCGGGTGACGTCCGCGACGCCGCAGCGCGACGTCAGCTCGGTGGCGCAGATCCAGGTGTCCTTCGCGGTCATGCGGGAGCCCAGCCAGAACGTCGCCATTCCGGCGTGACCCGTGGCCGCCGACGCTGAACTGCGGGGCGGGCGGGACCTGACACGAATCACCCGCGAACTGCGGCGCATGGACGACCCGGAGCTACTCAAGCGGTTCCGCAAGGAACTGCGCGGGGCCGCCAAACCGCTGGTGCCGCTGGTGCGGGCCAGCATCCGCCAGATCCCCTCGAAGCGGCCGTATACCGCGCAGGGCCTGCGGGGGCAACTCTCGCGAGCGACCAAGCTCGAAGTGAAGACGGCCGGGCGTCAGGCTGCGGTCGTCGTTCGGGTGGACGGCCGAAAGATGCCGAACCACTCGAAGTCGGTGCAGGCGTACATGGAGGGCACCAAGCCCCGCTGGCGCCACCCGGTCTTCGGCAACCGCGAGAATTGGGTCCAGCAGCCGGCCCAGCCCTACTTCTACAAGGTCATGGCCGCCGCCGGCCCGCGCGCACGCGCCGCGGTAAACCGGGTCATGGACTCCGTCAGCAAAGACATCACGTGAAAGAGAGCGACATGGAAGAGCTGTCCGTCGATGCGATCCTCGCGGCCGACGACCGCGTCATCGAGGCCGTGCCGGTCCCGGAGTGGGGTGGCATGGTCTACGTCAAGTCCATGACGGGCACCGAGCGGGATGCGTTCGAGCAGTCGATGCGCCGCAACGGCGAGCTGGATCTGACTAACGCCCGCGCGAAGCTCCTGGTCCGCACGATCGTGAACCAGGGCGGCACCCAGAAGTTCTCCGACGCACAGGCCCCGGCGCTCGGCAAGAAGAACGCCGCCGTCCTCTCCAGGTTGTACGACGTCGCCGCGCGCCTCAGCGGCATGAGTGACGAGGCGCAGGAGGAGATGGAGGGAAACTCCGAGATGGTCGAAGCTGGCGACGCTTCGTCCTGAATCTGTGCCGTGACCTCGGCGGTATGACGGTCGCCGAGATGCTCTCCCGGATCAGCAGTCGCGAACTGTCCGAGTGGGCTGCCCTGTATCGGGTTGAGGATGACGAACGCAAGGCAGCCGAGGAGCAGGAAGCGCGCGCCGCCCGGACCCCCTGAGCTGCTGCTCAGCCGTCACGAAGGGCGGGTGGCGGCATGGCTATCAGGACGACTGGGGTCCGGTACGACCTGATCGCCCGCGACTCGGCGAGCCGGACGTTCAACCAGGTTGGCGGTACGGCCAGCAAGCTGGAGAAGGGCCTCGGGAAGCTGGGCAAGGCCGCGGTTGCGGCGGGTGCGGCACTCACGGTTGGCGTGGCGGCCGGGCTCGCGGAGGGCGCGAAGAAGGCCGTCGAGTTCCAAGCCGAAATGCTCAAGATCCAGACGCAGGCTGGTGCCAGCGCCAAGGACGTCAAGGTGCTGAGTGCCCAGGTGCTGGAGCTAGGGAAGACTGCTCAGCAGGGCCCGCAGCAGCTCTCCGAGGCGCTTTACCACCTCAAGTCCGTCGGCATGGACAACGTCGACGCGATGAAGGCGCTGAAGACCGCCAGCGACCTTGCAGCCGTGGGCGGCAGCGACCTCGAAGCCACCACCAACGCCCTGGCTGGCGCATGGCGGACCGGCATCAAGGGCGCTACGAACATGACGGAGGCTGCCCAGACCCTCAACGCCACCATCGGCGCGGGCAACATGACGATGGAGGACATGGTCTCCGCGCTCGGGACCGGCATCCTTCCCACCGCGAAGACTTTCGGCCTTACTCTGTCCCAGGTGGGCGCGGCTCTCGCGCTATTCACCGATGAGGGCGTCGACAGCGCCTCGGCCGCGACCCGGCTGCGCATGTCCATATCGCTGCTCGCGGCGGGCACCCCAGCCGCGAACAAGCAACTGAAGAAGATCCATCTCTCGACTGACCAACTGGGCACTGCTATGCGCAGCCCGGATGGCATCATCGCGGCGATCAGGCTGCTGAAGTCGCACCTGGACGGCTCGGGGCTCAGCGCTGTGAAGCAGGCAGCGCTCCTCAGCCGCGCGTTCGGCGGCGGCAAGTCTTCCTCGGCGATCCTGTCGATGGTCAACAACCTTGACGTGTTGGAATTGAAGCAGAAGCAGGTCAACTCCAGCATGGGCAAGTACGGGCCGGCCGTACAGGCGCAGCGGAAGACCGCAGCAGCCCAAATCGCCATCATCAAGTCGAACCTCGAAGTCTTCGCGATCAAAACCGGCAATGTGCTGCTGCCGCCGCTCACCAACTTCGTCACTTACATCACGAAGACTGCTCTGCCTGCGGTGCACAACTTCGGGCACGAGCTGGCTACCAAGTTCATCCCGATCGACGAGATCAAGCGGGACTTCAACACCGTAACCACCGGAATCTCCGATTTCATCTCGGGCCTCAAGGGTCCGAAAGCACCTGAGGTGAAAGTCAACCCGAAGCTCGCGAAGATGCCCCAGTCTGCACTGGAGCTAGGGCACGCCGATGTGACCGTGCGGGCGCACCCGACCGTCGTGAAGCCCGGCTCGGCCCTGTCCATCGGCCACGCGAACATGCCGGTCAAGCCGGTCCTCGACGGATCGGCCATGAGCATCGCGCACCTGCCGCAGCTCGCCCCGAAGACCCAGAAGTCGCAGGCCGAGCAGCTCGGCGACCAGATCCGCAAGCTCATCAAGGGCGGCATCGGCGACGCCCTCCAGGACGCCTGGAAGGGCATCGACTGGAGCAAGCTCGGCAAACAGATCGGCTCCGGGCTGGGCGTCGCCATCGGATGGGTCGGCGAGCACCTTTCAGACCTGACGAAGAAGATTTTGAAGGCCCTGTCGAAGCTGGACTACGTCGCCATCGGCAAGGGTTTCGGCAAGATGGCCATTCCGCTGGCCATCGGCATCATCACCAGCCTGTTCGACCCGCTTTTCACTGCGGATTTCTGGAAGAAGCACTGGCTCGACACCATCATTGCGGTGATTTCGGTCGTGCCGATCGGCCGGGTCGCCGGGGCTGTCGGGAAGGTCTTCAGCAAGCTGCCCGTGTTGAAGATGCTCGCTCCTCTGTTGGAGGGGGTAGGCAAGTTCGGGAAGTTCGTCGAGAAGCCCCTGGGTAAGGCCCTGGAGGGCGTCTGGGCGGTCGTGAGGGCTATCGGCCGGGGCTTTGTGACCGGCTTCGAGAAGGTGTTCCCGGAGACGTCCCGGGTCCTGGCGGGGAAGCTCGACGACCTGGTCCTCAAGGTCTTCGGGTACACAGCGCGAGCAGGCGCGGCAGGGCTGCGTGTCATCGAGGCGGTGGGTCGCGGCATCATCCGCGGTGGCGAGGGTGTCGGCTCGGCGATCGGCCGCGTTGTCGGTTACATCGTCCGGCCCTTCGCGGACGCCGGGTCTTGGCTTATCGGCAAGGGCTCGGCGGCCGTCGCCGGTCTGCGGT